GCGGGAATGTGGTTTACTTTGCAAAGTGATATTAAAGAATTGCAAAATCAACAAAACCCAGAAGAATTTGTTAAAAAGATGGAATTCCAATTGAAAGACGAATTAATTCGTACGACAATAATACAAATTGAAAAGTCTACTGAAACGCTAAAGGAAGATATACAAGAGAATAAAGAACAAATTGAAAAAAATACGGATAAAATTTACGAAATAACAAGATGAAAAATTTAATTACAATTATATTATTAATGTTTGCATTCGTAGCAAACGCACAAGACATAACTTTACTGCATATTAATGCAAAATGGAATACTTCTAATGATTATAATTTAAGAGGTATACGTAATGCAAAAGTTTTAATGGTTAATTTAGAAGATCAAAGTGCTGAATTAAAATCACAAATTAAAGCTGTACCAACTATAGTAATAATTGGTAAAGATGGCAAACCAAAAGGTCAATGGCAAGCTGATCTATCATTTAAATTAACTGTACCGAGAGAAGAAATACAAGATAGAATTAATATTCTTTTATTTGGTGAAAGTAAAAATTAATGAAAAACATAAGTAAACACGTTACATATAAAGAAGGTGTGTATAGCAATACTGCAATGAGGCTAGGTTTAAAAAACGAACCTACAGAAGAGCATTTAAGCAATATGGAGTTACTATCAGAAAAAGTATTTGAACCCCTTAGAACGCACGTAAACGGCCCTATAAAGATTAATTCGTTCTATCGTGGACCTGAATTAAATAAAGCAATTGGCGGAAGTTCAAAATCGCAGCATTGTAACGGACAAGCAATGGATATTGACGATACTTATGGTTATATGAGTAACGCAGATATGTATAAGTATATAAAGAATAATTTATCGTTCGATCAGATGATATGGGAATTTGGAACGGATGAAAACCCAGATTGGGTTCATGTAAGTTATGTAAATGAAGAAGCTAATAGAAATAGATGTTTATTAGCATATAAAGATCAAGATAATAAAACAAAGTATAAAGTAATATAATGAAACTATGGAAAATTGTCCTTTTTGCAATAATTGTATTTGCTACTAGTTGTTCAATACAACCGAAGCCTAAATTACAAATTACGCATGTATTAGCTGTAACACACGAAGGTGATACTTTAAAATTACCTATTGATGTTATAAGACCTGTTAATTATAGAATTATAAATTATAGTTCAGGGTATGGCTATGGCTGGAATAATTGGTATAGACCTTATTATCATAATTATGTACCTAGCTATAGCAGTGGCACTAGCAGAAGTAGCAATAACGCTAGTAGTAGCAGCGGTAGTAGTAAAAATACTTACGGTCAGACACCCAATCCTAAATCTGTTCCAAGTACAGATAGATCTTCCAATTCGGCAACTATTAAAGAGCCGAGGAGATGAAATTTTTTGATTTAAATAATAACGGTAAGTATGATTGGTGGGAATATATCCTGCCAATTTTATTATTATTATGTGTTGAAATTATTGCTGAGATCGTGGCAAAATTTTTGATATCTTAGAATATTTAGGTGCAGTCTTAACTATCTTCAAGCCTTGCATCCACCCAGTATACGGAACTTCTCCCGTAGTTAAATCACTTAACATATGCCAATTTATAATACCTCTTTTTTGAAGAGAGCTAACATATTGTTGTTCCATAATTTTATCATGAGCTGGTCTATTTAATACATATACTGGTAAATGCCAACTATGTGGATTACAATTACTAACTTTACCTCTTTTATCTCTGGGTCGTTTGTTTATTGTTTTAGCAAAAAAGTCAAAACCTATAAGATCAATACTTTTATATGTTTTTACTTTATCAATAAACCACAATAAACTTATAAATCCTGCACTAGGCCTATACTCATTTGTGTCTAATAAATCTTTATCAAACTCTTTCATTATATCAATTAACTCTTCATCTGAATACATTTCTGTATATTCAGGAAAGTCTTTTGGTAATCTATCTTCTAAAATCCAATCTTTTAATTTTAAGTTACCGCGACTTCTATTAACTAATATTTTTGTATTTTTAAATTTACCTGTTTCAAATTCTTCTTTAACATTATTAAATGATGGTGCTCTGAATTGTCCAGTAATCCATATATCACATTTAGTACCTATAGATTCTTCTTGCAAATCATTAGCTTCAATAGCTCTTCCAAACCTTACTACAATATCATATTTGTCAATAAACTCTGCGAGTTTATGATTCATAATCTCTACAGAGTTACCAACAAATATTATACGTTTATCTTTTACAAACTGTTGTATACTTTCCACCATTCTTCTGATAATTCTGAATTTTTATATTTATCAAACCATGGCCCACCATTTGTATAATGTAAAGCTTTTGCATTATCACATTTATAGTGGCCAACTAAACAATTATATTCCATAGGTATTTCACCTATTGAGTAAGCCCATCTTAATTCATGAAGTAATGAAGGTGATGCTTTATCTAAATAAGATTTATCTAAGTGTTCTAATTTATTACAATTAAATATCATTAAGCTTGACCAATTTTTTCTAGGATATGTTTTATTTTTAATACCATCCATTTTATTACCTGTTGCTTCATATGTAGGGTGTTTAACAACAGCTACATCATTATCACCTAAATAATCTAATAGTTCTAATGGGTTGCATTTCCATAAAAAATCATTATCGCAAAACATAGCTATTCCTTTATAATCACATAATAATGGCACATAAAATCTAGTAAAAGAAAATTCTGTTGATTCTCCTTTCACATCTTCTCTGCCATATATATCATGTGCTACTAATGATTTCTTAATTAAGCAATTTATATCTCCATCAAATCCGTTATCTCTTATGGATTTATAACATACATCTGTTGCTTGTGGATATTTAGTATCGTGTCCTATAAATATTTTCATGATTTTGTTCCTGAAGTTCTTCTATTAATATCATCGTGATTAAACTCAGCCCAGTATAATTCAAACGCAACACCATTTTCTAATCCTTCAA